TGCTCGTGCAAACCCTTGAGTCCTAGCAAACTTGTCACCCATATCAAGCAGAAGAACATCAGGCTTGTACGATTTACATACACTCTCCACCCAAGACATATCTCTGCCTGTAGCATCTTTGATTTTAATTTTATCTTTTATTGGTGCATACAAGTCTCTAGCTTTTGATGGGTCTTTCTTAACTTGTTGCATAGTCATACCTGTAGCTGCAGTTAAATATCTTGCACCAACTCTGTGACTGCCTTCTTCATTACACAACACAATACAGTTAGCACCTTGATGTGCCAAACCGTTTGGTGATGCAATCATACTAGCATGAAAAGATGTCTTACCTGTATTTGGTCTAGCACCCACTTCAATCAAATGACCTGCATTCACACCATGTATCATACGTGTGAGTGATGGAATGTTAAAGTTCCACCTCGCTTCAAGATCGTTTTTGGCTAACAATGTCTCTATTTCTATGTCATCCCACTCTACATTTAAGTCAGGTGTAAAGTCATCGTTATATTGTTCTAGTAATAACCGTAGTGGTTCTAGACTAGTCTGCACACCATTCACATAGTCAAAGCCTAAGTTAGCTACATCCTCACCTATAACTTGTTGGAATAGTTTTGATAACACTTCTTGTGCCACATCGCCACCCAAGGGTTGTTCTTTTTTAATTGTTTTGAAAAGTATTGAGTATGCTTGTTTTTGTGCAGTTGTCATTGAAGGATGACTAGACATAAACAATGCTTCAATCTCATCCGGGGATAGAGTTCTCTCATACCTATCCATTGCTAAATCTATTGATTGTTTTATCTTTCTAGCATCTTTGCTAAACAATCGGTCTGGACATCTTGCACCACGATGTTCATCGTAGAACGTCTTGTCCATTAAACTTCTTAATAATGCTAATTCCATATTTTACTCCTTCGGGGTTAGGTTATATAAATTAGTTATATCTTTTTTATTATAGTATTTTAAATCGTCTGTTAGTCGTAACACCTTTATGTTGTTCACGTATCCTCTTAACTCTTTTGCAAACGCAAAAATCTTCGGCATAGCATCGGGGTCAAGTGCTATAATAATTGTAGAGAACCGTGAAAGAAACTTCTTGTGTTCTTCTGAGAGTGAAGTTCCAAGAATAGCAACCCCGATGTATGCATTGCCACCAACTTTAGCAGCACTAACACAGTCCTCTACAACAACACCGACAGTACCACTGCCATAATAATATGGCAAGGTATTATTTCCGTATCGTTTCCACTTAGGCAATCTAGATGTTAGTGCTCTTCCAGTAGCATCTACAATTTTATTATCATCCTTAATTAGGAAAACAACTCTATCTTCTTTAACATCATAATGTAAATCCAATTCATTTGGATCTAAACTCCATGTGTCGCAGAACTCTATTAACTTTTTTCTATTATTATGGGGAACAATATATTCGGGTAACACAAAGGCAGTGCATGGAGGAGATTCATTTTCTTTCTGTGACTTCGCAGTCTTAATATCATCAGCAGAAAGTCTTACCTTTGTGTTACCACTTATGTTACAAGAAGCCTTGTAACAATTCCAAACTAACATTCCCATGTTATTAGTAGCAGTAAATGTTTTATAACCATTACAAATGGGGCAGTTAAGTCTCTTAGTATGTCCTATGGGTATGTCTAGATCTAACATATACCCCCGGACAACGTTAATGTCATTTACCATAATTCTAAAAATCCGTCAATTTTTTTCTTGCATCGAGTGCAAAGTTAGCAGAAGTAAAGGTATTTTTCATGTATGGTTTCACACTCTGTGGATTAGAGTGACCTGTTACTGCCATGATATTACCCATAGATACTCCAGCATCTACCATCTCTGTTGTACCAGTTCTTCTAAGGTCAGATAATCGCAAATTTTCAGACAATCCTGCTTCATTCATGATCTTCCTACCTATGAATGGTAGTTTAGTGAGCGAATAAGGCTCATACAGACCCCTTCTTGGCTTCGGTCTAGGGGTAACATACCTCTGAAATCCAAAGTCCTCACGTTGAGATTTTAACATGTCGTTAAGATCATCAGATATAGGCAAGAACACCTCTGCTTTTCTCTTTGACTGTTTGATATGTGCTTTTTGATTGTCCAAATCCAAACTGTCCCATGTTAACACTCGCATGTCACCCAATCTTTGACACCACTCGTATGCCATATGCACAATCAAACCTATGCTTCTATAATTAAAGTGAGAATAAGCATGATCTAGGAACTTTTTGACATCTTCTTTCTGCCAAACAACCTTTCTTTGTTCAGGTGTCCTCTTTTTTACATTTGAAAAAGGATTTGAGTTACAATACTCCATTTGAATACCATAATTTACTAAAACTCTTGACACAGACATGACATGATTCGCCATATGTATGCCTTTTTCACACCATTTTTCGTAACACATCTTAGCATTCTTAGTTGTGATATCAGATAAGTTAGTACTACCCAAAGTGCGAGTAGTACCAACATTTGTATCCATAGCTACACTAAGAAAATACTTATATTGTGCTTTGGTTTCATCACGTAAGTTGTTGAAATCAAACGATAAATAGTATTCTTGTAGTAACTTATTTGTCTTCATTACGCTGCCACCAATTGCTTGAACTGTGGTGAGTTTATCCACTTGGCAACCTCTTGCTCTCTCTTCCACATGGACTCTGCCTTAGTGTCGTGACCAGTATTTCTAAGAGTGAAACCATTGTGGTCATCAGCATAAGAAGAGTAGTTAGTGAAAGCAGAGTAGAGAGCAAACACATTCTTACCTCGCTTGGCAATCTCTCTGTGTGCTAACTCATACATCTTGTCTACCATCTTCTCAGACTTGATGATGCTAGATAAGAATGTCTTACCATCTACATTGAGAGGTGTATCTGCCCACTTCTGTAGCATCTGACAACGCAACTCAAAGTTAGCTCTAGCTTTCTTAACTCTATTGATAAAGTTACCATAGAGAAAGCCACTAGTATTCTTCATCACGATACTGCTGAAGTCCCCAGTGATCTGTCCGTTGCTACAATAAGTATCAATAGCACCAGTATGCACTTGATTAGAACAAGACCCATCAATACCATGCAAAGCAATGATACGTTCATTGATGACAGTCCTATGCTTGTTGGTGATCACCTCATGCTGAACATTAGGTAAGATGATATCCAAGAAACCAAAGGCATTATTCCTAGCAGTCTTGATCTTTACCTCTGCATCTTCTAGCTCGTGAGGCAATCTATTGTCTTGTATCACTTGCTTGATCCCATTGAAAAACTGTGGGTGTGATGCACACTTGAAGCCATCGCCTACAATACCGATATAGTCTCCAGTACTTTTGTTGATGACATACTTTTTGCCTTTCATCTTGGTTGGCTTGAAGCCTACTTTGAAGTCAAGGTCAGATCCCTCTATCTGAAATAAAGGGTTAGTTACAAAATCTAATGGCATGATATTCTCCTTTCTCCATTGTTTGTAATTATAGTTGTTGTAGTAAGTTTAAGTCTGTGCCATAGCTTACGATACAATATATTTTATGTTCGGGATGATACTCCACCACAGTAAATGTTTTCGTATCGAAGTTGACATATATTTGCAAGGGAAGAGACTCAATCCTCTCTTGCAAACCCTCTTTACTTCTAACTTTAGTCAGTTGTACTGCATTAAACAACAAGGTCTCACTCTTCTCTTTTATAGCTGATTGAACCTCTTGCTCTTCTGCACACATGACAGGCTTGTCATTCCAACTACCACCCCATGCATACGTACTGACTAAAATCATCAGTGTAATTAAAATTATTCTCATAGAAATTTCTCCCATACTGCCTTTATAAATACAAATAAACCATAGACATGTAGCAAAATAACTACCGTCTTCAGAACTTTGTTCATTTGGTCATCTGCCATATATACCCAATCTTGGTATTTCTTTTCTTTTGGTGAGATGTATGCTTTCATTCCTACATAATCAAAGTTCCAAGCATCTCGCCTAGTATCTTTTTTAGTCATGCTTTTCCCACCTATAAAATATGTGATCGTCTATTCTAGTTACATACGTCTTAGTCTCTGCCCAACTAGGATTAACATAGTAGGCATGATAATGTGTAGCACCCTCAACAAAGTCATCTAGATGTCCATTATACACACCGTTAGCAACATGCATAGCAGTCTCCATAGCTTTCTTTTGTTTAGGTTTATCACTTTTCCCATCACAATACCAGCTAAATTGACATTTATTTTTTATTGGTAACGATGGTTTCCACTTATATGTTAAGCCTTGCTTGACTACATCGCAGACATTGTTGGGATACCTAGGATCTTTGACCCTATTCATCACAACTTGTGCAACTGCCACTTGCCCAATGAAACTTTGATTCTTAGCTTCGTGGTACACATTAAGTGCTAGACACATTAACGATTCCATTAACATTATTTTATTCCTTTCAATATATGTGCTATGACATCTACAGTCCAACCATTCCCAATCATCTTGTATCTCTGAGTATTGGAAACACCTTCTGTGTAGTTGTCAGGCAAGGTTTGTAATCTCTCACACTCTAGTGGTGTAAGTTTTCGGTACAAGAAGTCTTCGCCTACCACCACATTATCTTTCTGTACTGTGGTAAGACAGTTGGACTTTGCACCATCGCTAACCTCAAGTTGCGTAGTGAATGGCAACTCTAGTTGGTTATCTTTTCTAGTCCCATGCTCATCAAGCCTACGATTAACAATGCGACCAATGGCAACCTTTGGTTGTCTGTGTCCACCTTGCATAGTCGTAAGGGTAGGTGACTTACCTTGAGGTGAATACACTCTCTTGATAATATCAAACCCCTTGATGTCATTAGCAACACCTACTTGTATAGGCTTCTTGCTTTTGACAAACGTAGGTATCTGCCCCTTGTACATAGATGCAGTAAGACAATGTGCCTTATCATCATCAACAGACTTGACTAGATCTCCTC